TAGCATCTCCCATAGAGCGCCAAATGTTGTAAACTTCATGTGGTAGTTTAGCTGTTGATAATTTTTCTAATCCCACCGTAAATCTCTCGTCATACATATTTATCCCCCATAAATATAATTATTTACCTATAACTAATAGGTATAAGCATATTATAGCCTACTTATACCATCAAAGAATACCGCATTATTCAATTTTCAAAGAACATTTACCATTTTTCCATATATTCTCTACAAATTATAAATTAAAATCTTTTATTTACTATATCTAATGCATTTTTAAATATTAATCCAAAAGCTTTATCCTCTGGTATGGATTTTTTATATTTTTCATAAATATCTTCATGTCCACATAACCTCAATGTTAGCCAAAACTCGTCCCTGCCACATAAAACCTCTCCTGGAATTTCAGTTAAGCAAAACTCACTAAATGCTTTTCTATGATTTATGCCAAAGTATCTAGTTGTTCTATGATATTGAGTTTTATACTTATCGGCTCTCCAAGTTTCACATATAGCAAATGCTAGTGCTCTATTATTCTCCATAATTTCTATCATTTCTATTTTAAATGGCTTCAAAGCCTTATCATATCCTTTATACACTTTTCTAACTCTATTTTTGCTTCTCACAATTACACTCCTTCACATTTCCTACTAACTTCAACTCCTCATCAAAACAGAGGGAGCGACTTTATTATATTTATATTTTAGGGGGCTAAAATGCTAACATAAATTTGTGATTAACTACTTTCACCTCACTTTTTAGTTTCAGTAGTTAATACATCCCTCTGCTTTAGCCAAGAGTTGAAGCCTATTTAATTTAATAATTTATTACTCCTTCTCCAGACTATTTTCTATCAAAATCAAAGTAAGGTAATCTATCACCAGTTTCATGGTGCAATGTCATTACAACAAATCTTTCACCTATAGCTCTTCCCATATCCATTGTGATTTTAGCAAAATTCATAAAGGCCTTTTTATACTCCTCTGAATACACATAGCTAGGTAAGTCATTCCACGTCTCTAAACATTCTTGAAATTTATTTATTACTTTCTCCATTTCCCCCTCATCCCTTCTAACTCAAATTATCATACACTTTTAATACATCTTCTCTAGTTTCAATTTCCTTAATTACATTTTGTAATAGGTATCTGTACTCATTGTAATTAAATTCTTTCGGTTTATACTTAGTTACCATCTCCATACTGGAGCAATAATCTAGTAATTCTCTACTCATTTTTAAAAACTCTAAGATATCATTACTCAACTCTTTCATATCCATTACACTGCAAGTTCCCCAAAGCGTTGATATTCTCCACGCCATGCTAAGTTTATAGTCTTAACTTGTCCATTTCTGTTTTTACCAATTATCACTTCTGCAATGCCTTTATCGTCGCTATCTTCGTCATAATACTCATCTCTATATAAAAACATTACTACATCTGCATCCTGTTCTATGGAGCCTGATTCCCTTAGGTCAGATAACATTGGTCTCTTATCTGCTCTTTGTTCTGTAGCACGTGATAACTGCGATAGAGCTATTACTGTTACTTCTAATTTTTTAGCCATCTTCTTAAGTTCTCTAGATATTTTTGCTATTTCCTGTTCCCTTGAATAAGTTTTTTCTGATGTTTCAAGAAGTTGAAGATAATCTATAATAACAACATCTAAGCCATGTTTCTTTTTTAAACTTCTACATCTAGCTTTAATATCCGAAAGTGATGTTGAATTATCATCAATGAAAATATTTCTATTAGCAAGATCTGCAGCTCCAGTAGATATTCTTTCAAACTCTGCAGGACTTAGTTTTCCTGTTTTAATAGTCTGAAATGGAATTAAGCATCTAGCTGATAAAAATCTTTGCATAAGTTGTTCCTCCGGCATTTCAAGTGAAAATATACCCACATTACCTTCCCTTGAAGCAGCTTGTCCAATATTTAGTGCAAATGCAGTCTTTCCCATTGAAGGTCTTGCAGCTATTACTATAAAATCTCCTTTATTCAAACCTGAAATAGCATTATCCAATGACTTAAAGCCTGTGGTTTTCCCAAGGATTCTACTTCCATTTTTGAACTTATCTTCAATACTCGTAATTGCATCTTGTAATGCATCTCCAATACTAACCATTTCTCCATCTTTATTTTTATCGGCTACGCTATCTAGTGCCATTTCCATAGAAGATGATACCTGGTTTATATCTCCATCATAAGAGTCTTCAATTAACTTCATGCCTGCTTTTATAAGTCTTCTTCTCTCTGATTTTTCTCTAACTATGTTTGCATGATTTATTATGTTTTCTCCAAAATTAGATGTTCCACTAAGAGAAGTTAAGTAAGTCATTCCTCCACACTTATTTATCTTTTTATTAGTGTTTAACTCATTTGATAAAGTAACTAAATCAATACTTATTCCCCTATTGCTTAATTCTCTCATGGTGCTATATATTAACTGGTGTTTCTCCATGTAAAAATCACTTTTATTTAATATATCTTCAACCTCGTTTAACTTTTCAGAGTTGTTTATAATTCCTCCAAGTACTGTTGACTCTGCTTCTAAGCTATATGGCATAACCATTTCCATGCTACATTTCCCCCCAAATAATTTTTAAAGGTTTATTAGGTTCCTTAGGATCTGAGGTTAATTTCTTCTTTTCATTTTTTCCGTGGTTTAGATAGGTTTCAAACTTACCTGCAAATAAGGTAGTAGGTACCAAGTACTTTTCCCATTGAGTGCCTGTCCATTCAACAACCATGTTATCAATAACCTTTTTGAAATCCTCTAAGGTAAACCCCTCTTTTAATCTTGCTTTTATTAATTTTTTAGTTGCTTGAGTATTTGTTCTAAAATTTTTATTAGCTTTAGTATTTAAATACTCAATTATTTTTTTTGCATTATCGTCGAGATTTTTATTCTCGACATTATTATTATTAATGGATATAGTAGAAGGATTATTTGTTCCGACTTTCAATCCGACTCCTGTATGTTTTTCATCCGTATGCTCCGGATTATTATCCGTTTGACTCGGATTTCTATCCGTTTGGTTCGGATTTTCATCCGTTTCATTTTTTGATACCAATTCTAAGTAATTTTCTGATGTAGTGTAATAAGAATATGTTCCATTGCTCCGTATTGTTACATGCTTTAATACTTTTGCTTCTTCTAGCTTTTTAAGCCTTCTATACATACTATCTTTTGTTTTTATATTTAAAATTGGGTACTCCTCAAGAATGGATTCATACTTTACCCAATAGTATGGCTCTCCATTTATTATTTTTGTTGTCATTTTCTTTGTTTCTCTAAAATCTATAAAATACCTAAGTATTGCTGCATCTACATAGTCTAATCCTAGTTCTATTAATCTTTCTTGGCTAAACCCATGTAATGTATATTTCATATCACTTCCTCCTCATACTTATACTCATGGATTTTATTAATAGCTAATAAAGAATCATCAATATAGCTATCTCCTATGTTTGGTGCTTCGATCTGAACTAAATTACCTTTAACTATATCCAATGTATTTATAGCATCAATTGCAAAAGTTAAAGCTGCTGCATCTAATTTAAAGCCTTCCCCTTTGCTTATATCTCTAATATGACTTAAGTACACCACTATATCATCTTTACTCATAACACTTCTCCTCCTACACCTTGTCCGTTAATGTTCTATAAAGAATCTGTAGTTTCCAATACTTCTATCAGCTCTTCAACTTCTTTTCTATTTAGTTTTCTTATCAAAATATCAGTTACTACATCTGCAAATTTTTCTTGAAGATATGTTATATCATCAGGTAAAAAAACATTAACTTTCAATATGTTCACCTCATTACAGCATTTCTCGTCTATACATAATATTCAAATTACCTATTCACGTGATAACTCTTATATATGATATAGAATAGATTTCTTACAAATTTATCAACTTGCCAAAATAAATAGTTATACTATGATAAGTTCATTTCGCAAATTTCAAGGCCATTATAGCCTCTTCAACATCTTCTAATTCATTTAATATTGACTTCCAACGTTCCTGTTCATTTTCACTTATAACTCCATCACAAGTTATATTTATCAATTCATCCTTGCAATTTACAAAGTCATTTACCTCTTTCAAAAGTCTTAATATTGCAGTTGGTAAATCCTTTAGCTCTATCTTAGGTAAGTATGTTTGCCCAACCTCTGCACTTGTCTTTAAATGCTGGTATGCGAGATACCTTGAGTCATATATCTCAATCATCTTGATTACAACTTTATCTGGTGGAACTCTTTTCCCACTTTCATAGCATCTAAGACTTTCAACAGATATATCTGTAAGCTCTGCAGCCTTTTCTTGAGTAAACCCTGAAGACTCTCTTGCTATTTGATAAATGTTTCTATATTCATTTGACATTAACATCACCTACTTTATTTTTTAATAAGTTTATATTCCTTTAGTTCCTCAGGTCCAACACCTTTGTATAGGAGTTTATAGTTTTCAAAGGATATATGCCCCAATGCAAGATTTTTTTCATCACACACAAATGCATAATTAGGTTCCATCTTTCTCAATATGCATCTTATAGAACCAAATTCCATGTATAATCTAACTTCCATATAAACACCTTCCTTTCTTTCAATTACCATAAATACCTAATATTCAATAGACAAGTAGTCTAGCATGGTATTTATGGAATATTTATGTATTCAGAGTACATTTTAAAAAAATATCTGATGAGTTAAAATTAAATCAGTTAAACAACTAATTGTTGTACGAATTTCCAAAAAAAATTTTCTCAACAGATAAATTGAAATACTTGCTAAGTCTTATTGCTACTAATAAACTTGGTATTCTCACACCTGACTCTAGCATTCCATAATAACTTGTAGTTATACCTATCGCTTCAGCTACATCACCCTGTGTCTTACCTTGTTTTTCTCTTAGTATTTTCAATTTATTCAATATATCACCTCCAAACAACTAATTGTTGTTTTGTATATCTTCATACTATACAACAATTAGTTGTTTGTCAACACTTTTTATACATTTTGTTGTTTGTCGTTTATCTTACAACAATAAGTTGTAAAATATAAATATGATTAATACAAGCCACAAAGGAGGTTTATATGAGCATTTTATCTGAAAGATTGAAACAACTTAGAGAAGAAAAAGAATTGATGCAAAAGGAAATAGCGTCATTCCTAAATATATCTACTAGTGCTTATGGATTTTACGAACAAGATAAACGTACTCCTACACCCGATGTACTATCAAAATTAGCTGATTACTTTAATGTAAGTGTTGATTATTTACTAGGTAAAACTAATACTAGGAACTCTTCTTCTAAATATTCAACTCCAAATAAAAAAGAACAAAAGGATCATGATACTTTTCTGGAAGATGCCAAAGCTCTATTTATGAATGGAGAACTTGATGAAGATGATAAGGAAAAAATATTTAAAGATATAAGTGATTTATTTTGGGAATCTAAAAAAATAAATAAAGAGAAGTATAGTAAAAAGAAGTAGGTGGTCTTATGAAAAACATACCATTAAGGGTTAAGAACCTAGTTAAAAAGTATGGAACCAGGGACCCTTTTCTTTTAGCTAGTTGCCTTAACTTAAATGTTAAATTTTTAGAATACTCGGATAACACTAAAGGATATTATATAAAAGTTAAGAAAAATAAATTTATAATTATAAACTCCAATTTAACTGAAGATGAAAAAAGAGTTGTTTTAGCACATGAAATTGGACATGCTGTTATGCACTCTTCTAAAGAAATACACTTCTTACGTGAAAACACATTATTCCCTAAAGGAAGACATGAAAACGAAGCCAATAAGTTTGCTGCAGAGCTGCTTATTGATTTAAATAGTATTGATAAATGTTACATAGAGGAATTAAGCTTAGAACAACTTGCTAGATTTATGATGGTTCCTAAGGAATTAATAGAATTGAAATTTCAAAAATAAAATAGGTTAATTGGGGGTACTGGAATATGAAGTTTGATTTTATTGCAATTGATTTTGAAACTGCAAATAGTAATTATAATAGTGCTTGTTCTATGGGGTTAGTCATGGTAGATAATAATAAAATTGTAGATAAGTTTTATACACTAATTCAACCACCTACACTTGATTTTGATGATATTAACATGAGTATTCATGGCATAACTCCTGATGAAGTTGCTTGTGCTCCAAAATTTGATGAAGTATGGGAAAAAATAAGTCATTACTTTGATGGTAGTAATCTTATAACTGCATACAATGCAGTATTTGACATGACTGTATTAAAGGCTTGTTTAAAGGAATATAATATAAATTTCCCTGATTTTGAATATATATGCTCACTTCAATTTGCAAATAGACTTTATCCTGATTGTGATAAACATACTCTGGATTGTATCTGTAATCATTTAAATATTTCTCTAGATGAACATCATAATGCATTAGCTGATACTTTAGCATGTTCTCAAATAATTATTAAATCACTTGAAATTTTAAAGTCTGAATCTTTTGAAACAACTTTTGATTTTTTAAGTAAACTATCATGGAAACAATTTTCTCAAGTAAAAGAAGTTAAGACTTTTGGAACTAAATCAAATAAAAAGTCTAGATTTCATTCAAAGATTTCTATATCAGACATAACTCCTGATAATGATGCATTTGATAATAATCACCCTTTCTATAATAAAAATTTTGTTTTTACAGGTGAACTATCTAAATTAAGTAGAAAGGAAGCCATGCAAAAGGTAGTAGATGTTGGTGGAATATTAAAGTCTGGAGTTAGTAGAGCTACTAACTATGTTGTAGTAGGTTTACAAGATAAAAGTATTGTTGGTAGTGATGGATTAAGCACAAAAGAGGAAAAAGCACTAGCTTTAATAGAGGCTGGACATCCTATTGAAATAATAAGTGAAGATGAATTTTTAAAGTTATTGGCTTAAGATCATTGGAGGAATGAAAATGATAAATGAAAGATTGGCTGAATTAGGTGGTGCTATTTTAAAGATTGATGGAGATAACTTTCATGTTACAGGTTTTATGTATCCTGAAAGATTAGAAGATTACTATTATAAAAATATTAATTGCTTTTATTCTCATGGAATATATCCTATATCTGAAATAGACTACTCAGTGCTTAAAGATAATGCCACAGTGATAGTTATTGATGAAGATGGTAATGAGAAAAAGACTTGCTTTGAAGTATTAAAAAAGGATTCTATTAAATATAAAACTGAGGATAAAAAGTATTTAACCAAAGTATATAAAATTAGAAAATGTAAATACACAAATATTTATAATTTAAAGTTAACTGACGAAAGTATATTGTTTAATACACTTGAAGAGCTCCAGGAGGAGTTTATGAAAAGGTTTAACATAATTCTAGAAATTTAGGCTATTCTTTTAACTGAAAAATGAACTAAATTAAAGTTTAAATAAATAACAAGGGGATGTATTTATGGGGTTTAGATTTAGAAAATCCAAAAATTTTGGACCATTTAGGATTAATATTTCCAAATCGGGTATAGGCTGGAGCGTAGGGGGTAAAGGCTTTAGATATACCAAAAGAGCTGACGGTAAAACTCAAACTACTACAAGTATTCCTGGTACTGGAATAAGTTATGTAAATGTTAATGGAAAGAAGAAAACTAACACTCAAACTCCTATATCTAATAATAATATCAATAATTTTAATGGTAGCAATAATAATAAACCTCCATTTTATAAGTCTGTATGGTTTATGTATTTAATGCTATTTTTATTGCCACCTTTAGGTATACTGATTTTACTATTCCACAAGGACTATAGTAAGAAGAAACGAGGAGTTTTAGCTGCTACTTTTGCAGTATATGCCTTAATTATGTATACGCCTTCTTCACCTACAATTAATAATAATAGGCAAGCTACTAGCCCTCACAAAATTGAACAA